TACACCAATTAGATTAATAGTATCTAAAGCTACAATAATAAGACAATTAGTAACACGTAGTACTATTATTAATCAAGAGATACAAAAGGATACTACTATTAATCAGGAATTAAATAAAAGTACACCAACTGATTTAGAGGATATTACTTAAAATGGCTGAAGCTGAAACAAAAGTATATGTTGGGGACATAGGAACTGTTATTTTAGGTGACATGAAAGCTGATATTTCCACAGCTACTTTAGTTAGTTTAAAAGTATTAAAGCCCGGAGCTAGTGCTGAAGTTATTTGGGTTGGTGAGTTATATGAGGAAACATTAACTGCATATGTGGCGGCTACTGATGCTGAATTAACTGATGATGATTTTGATGGAATGGTAGGTAGTGATAATGTAACAAGAAGGATTAAATATACAATTATTTCTGGTGATTGGAGCGTAGCTAAGACATATAAAATGCAAGGATATGCTGAATTACCTGCTTGGCAAGGGCGTGGGGAAACGTTTGAAATTGTAATAACAGCATTACAAAAATAAAAAAGGCTAATTTATATTAATGAAAAGATTAAAAATTAAAGTTTGGTTTTTACATTTATGCATGAAGTTAAGTCTAATACCCAAAGTATGGTACAAATCAGAATTAGACTTAGCCGAATTAGAAGCTGAAAAATTAATGAAAGTATTATTTAAAGATTAAATGAAAAATCCAATTAAACGTTTTTGGAATTACATAACAACTAAAGCTTCAGCTGTTAGCTCCGCTGCTTTTAGTAGTTTAGGTTCAGCAAGCTGGTTCAGTAGAGATTATGCTAATTTTGCTAAAGAAGCTTATATTGAAAATTATGTGGCCTTTAGGTGTATTGACTTAATAGCGCAGTCAGTAGCCAGTGTGCCTTGGAAAGTATTTAAAAGGGATGACGAAAACAGAGAAGAGTTGCCTGATCATCCGTTAATGAGAATACTACATAGAGCTAATCCTAATACTAGTTGGTCTGAACACCAATTAGGGGTTACATCTTTTTTAGTTTTAGATGGTAATAGTTATATTGAAAAGATAGCGCCAGAAACAGGTCCTAATAAAGGAATCCCATTAGAAGTTCACTATCATAGACCAGATCAAATTAAACCTATTTTGGATTCAGATACACAAGTATTAATAGGATGGAAGTTAGAAATAAATGGAAAAATAGTAAAGGAATGGTTAATTAATCCTATTACATTACAATGTGATTTGCTTCAGATGAAAAAGTTTCATCCTTTAGATGATATATTTGGATTATCACCAGTAGAACCAGGAGCAAAGAGTATAGATACTAGTAATCAAGCTTTAACATGGAATAAAAGTTTATTAGAGAATGACGCAAGACCAGGAACAATGTTTATTTTTGATAGTGCTTTAGGTGATGATCAATTTAAGCGATTACAGAAACAATTAGCAAAAAGATTTAGTGGAGCTGAAAATACAGGGAATAATCTAATTGTTGAAGGCCAAATGAAGGATGCTAGACCCTTTGGTTTTAATCCTAAAGAAATGGATTTTCTAAAAGGGAATTGGGATTTAGCTAGACAGGTCTGTATGGTTTTTGGCGTGCCTCCTCAGTTGCTAGGGATTCCTGGTGATAGTACATTTGCTAACTTTGAGCAAGCAAGGCAATATTTTTGGGAAACTACAGTTTTCTTTTATTTAATGTATGAAAGGGATGAATATAATAACTGGTTTTTTCCTGAAGATGACAAAACGTTTATTGATTATATATTAGATGATGTTCCAGCTTTAGCATTACGTAGACAGGAAAAAAGAGATGCAATAGAAAAATCTACTTTTATGACTATTGACGAAAAAAGAGAAGCTATGGGAATGGAGACTATATCAGGCGGTGATGTGTTACTTGTTCCAGCTAATATGGTGCCTTTAGATATGGTTGGGATTACAGAAGAGGAAGTTGATGATTCTGAATCTGATATGGATGATTTAGATATTGAAGATGAAGAGGATGATGGAACCGATGATGAGTTAGAAGCTGATAAACCTAGCTTAGAATTAAAAACAGCTTAAAAGATATAGTCTACTATTAAAAAACTTAGTTTTTAAGTTTAAAGCCGTTTAAAACGTTAAATATGACTAATGCCAATTGATCTAACAACAGAAAAAGCCAGGAGGCAATACCATAATCTAGTCTTAAATATATTGTCTAGATTAGAAAGGATAATACAAAGACAATTAAAGCCATTAATTAATCGGCAATATATGGATGCTGCAACGTTAATAACGCAAGGCGTTAAAGACGTTGATCATGTGGTAAATGAGCAAACAACTAGACTTAGAAATATATTAAGAGCGCATTACCGTAGAGTAGCAATGACAGCCGGTAGAAATGCTATTTTGTATTTTGAAAAAGGCCAAAAGGGAATGAATGAAAGCTTCTGGAATGAAGTAAATCAATTCATAGCCTTAAACACTGGTAGAAAGATTACACAAGTTCAGAATACAACTAAAAAGATGTTAGGTATTGTGATACAAGTAGGAGTGACTAACGGCGAGACTAATAGAGAGATTGCTAAACGAATAAGAAAGACGGGTAGAGTTGATAGTGTGTTTAGATCACTTAGAATAGCTAGGACAGAGACTTTAGGAATTTATAATTCAGCTACTGATGCAAGCGTAAGAGAAACAGGATTAAAATTTATTAGGGTCTGGTCTACTACTAAGGATTTAAGGACTAGAAGAAGAAAGAAAAAGAGTTTTTATGATCACTGGGTTGTAGACGGTCAAAAGAGAAAACAAAATGAGCCGTTTGATGTTAGCGGAGAGAATTTAGATTATCCTGGTGATCCTAAAGGAAGTGCAGGAAATATTATCAATTGTAGATGTGTTTTACTATATGAACGTGATCGATCAAACGAATTAAGAAGGTAACAAATGCCTAACTTCGGAAAGACAAGTAAAAGAAGATTAAAAACCTGCCATCCTTATCTAAGATTGATAATGGAGCAAGTTATTAAGGAAAGGGATTGCACTATATTACAATACGGCGGTTTCAGGTCTGAAAAAGATCAAAATAGATTATTAATTGACGGTAAATCACAAGTAGGATGGCCTAATAGTAATCACAATAATACTTTTGGTAATAAACCTTACTCACTAGCTGTAGATGTAGCGCCGTGGCCTGTAAACTGGAATAATATAAACGAGTTTAAAGAGCTAGGTGAAATTATTTTGAAGAAAGCAAAGCAATTAGGAATTAAATTAAACTGGGGTGGAAATTGGAAATCATTCAAAGACTATCCGCACTATGAACTAGATAAATCTATGTTAGATTAGGGTCGATATGGCAGAAAAACAAATAGTTGTTCCATTTGAGAAAAAGGATGTTCAAGAAACTGGTTTATTTACTGGTTATGGTTCTACATTCGGTGGGAAGCCTGATAGTTATGGTGATATTATAGCTCCAGGGGCCTTTAGTGATTCTATAGCTAAAAATGGACGTGGCGGAATGGGTATAGCAATGCTTTATCAGCATGACAGCACTCAACCTATAGGAATCTGGAATCATATAGCACAAGATAAAAAAGGCCTTTACATGGAAGGTCAATTAGCTCTTAAAACACAAAGAGGAGCTGAGACTTACGAACTTATGAAAATGGGGGCGTTAAAAGGGCTTTCTATAGGATTTGATATGCCTAAAACTAGTGATGGCAAAGTAGATCCTGAGGCTATTGAAGTAAACGAAAAGAATAGAACACAATTATTAAAAAGGATTAATCTATGGGAAGTTTCACCAGTTACATTTGCTGCTAATACAAGGGCTAGAGTTACTGGAGTAAAGAATTTTGAAGAAGCTAAAACAGTAAGAGAATTAGAACGATTACTGAGAGATTCAGGATTGTCTAAGTCTGAAGCTGTTTATTTAGCAAGTATGTGTAAATCAGGTTTGAGGGATTCAGGCGCTGATGATGAGGTAAAAGAGATTTTAAATACATTAAATGAGACTGTCGCAGGAATGAAAATCAATCCTATTAATGATATTTTAAACACTCTTAATTTTGTTAGTGAAAGTTTAAATAATTAAAATGGAGTTTTAAATGCCTGAGAATCCAGATCTAACGGCAGAAGTTGTCGAGAAAGTAAAAAAGGGTATTCAAGATATTGGTGCTCTTTCAAAAGAAAATAAAGAACAAATCGGAAAGCTAACTGAAGAGTTTCGAGCGATTGAAAAGAAACAAGGTGATGTTGATCCGATTACGCAAGAGCAACTTGATAAAGTGGCCGGTGATGTAAGTACACGCCAAGAGGCTATTGATACTGCTGTAGCTAAAGCAGCCAAGGACGCTGAAGAAATTAATAAGCGTATGGATGAAATCGAAGTAGCTGCTAAACGTATAGGCCAGCGTGGTTCCAGTGGTGATATGGAACAAGACAGAAAGAACATAGAAGATTTTATGGGATTTCAAAGAGCTGTTGCAGCTAATCAAGCTAAAACTTTAAACTGGCGTCAAATCAGACAGCTTGAAAAAGAACCTGATTTTGAACCTTTGAATCAGTATAAGGATGCTTTTAAAGAGTATCTGTATATTGATGATAAGCTAATCAGCCAGGAATCAGCTAAAGCTTTGCAAGTAGGTATTGATGTTGATGGTGGTTATACTGTTACTCCTTTTATGTCTAACCGTATCAGTGAAAGATTGTTCGAAACCGATCCTATTAGACAGCTAGCAAGTATTGAAACAATCGGAACTGATGCTTATGAAATGTTTATGGACATTGATGAAGCCGGTGCTGATTGGGAAGGGGAAAGAGTTCAAAATGATAATGTAACTACTCCGAAGATGAACAAGAAAAGGATTCCGGTTCATATTCTTGCAACTCATCCTAAGATTACTCAGATGTTACTAGATGATAGTAATATTAATATTGAATCTTGGTTAGCTAATAAAGTTGCTGATAAATTTAGTAGAACTGAAGCTGCTGCCTTTGTAACTGGTAATGGTGTAGGACAACCAACCGGTTTCGGTACTTACTCAGCTTGGACTACTGCCGGGACTTATGAGCATGGAAAGATTGAGCAAACCAACATGGGACACGCAACTCAATTTACTACTGATGGTCTAATAGACGTTAAGTACAGTATGATTGAACAGTATCTTATGAGAGGAACATGGTTAACTAATCGTTTGAATGTTCGTGATATCATGAAGCTAAAAGATGGCGATG